ACCTACAAGTAAATGTCCAAATTCTTTAGTTCCAATTTTACCTTTATACTCGCCTACTTGTGTATTAGTTTCAATATCTAATATATGGAATGCAGAGTTGTCTTTTCCATCGCCTCGGGCAACATCGGCTACAACCATATATGATCTAGAATAATCAGCTGGTTCCCAAATCCATAGGTTTCTATCAGCTCCTCTACGTTCTAAAGGTTCTTTAATATATGTCTTTAGATAAAACTCTAAAAATTCAGGGTAAAATACAGTATCTCCGGATGTACTAAAATCACAGTCACACTCTTGCGCCGCCAATCTAGGATCACCTAATAATTCATCTTGTCTATCTCTCCACGTTTGATCACGTTCGGGATGAACCATCCAAGGTAATTTAATGGGGATGAAATCATTTTCTTGACCTTCTGCTCTAACCCATGTTTGATGAAACCAATTACCAGTACCATAAGGAGTACTTAATACAATAGCTCCACCCCCAGTTGCTAGGGTTTGTTGTGCAGATGCCCATGTTTCTCCAATATTTTCAATAAATGCGGCCTCATCCACTATTAGAAGAGAAACAGCTTCTGAACGTGCAGCATCAGCATTTGATGATTTGGCTTGAACTTTTGATCCATTGTTTAATCTTAGGGATAATTTGTTATTTTCAACAGAAGGTACTTTTAACCATGAAGGTAAATTTTCCCACATAAATTGTACTTTAGAAACCAAGTTACGAGCTGTTGCTTGTGTGGTTGCTAATGCTAGTACGTTTCTATCTTGATGAAATGTCATTAGCCATAGGGAATAACCTGCAGCTAAAGTTGATATACCTAATTGTCTTGATTTTAATACTATTGAATATGGATTATCTCTCCATAAATGTAATACTTTTTCTTGGAATGGATATAAATTGAATTGAATTCTACCTCTTTGTGGATGTTGGATAAAACAATACTTTTTCATAAAATGTGCTGGGTCTTGGGCACATCTAGTATATTCCTGTCTTAATATTTGTTTTATATCATTACTCATTTATCATTTAATTGTTATCAGAGTAATCAATGCAGCTAGAGTTCCTAAAAATCCACCTCCTAATATTTGAGCTGTATTTTTTAATCTATTACTTTTTCCAATAAGTTTATTGTTATTCTCTATTAATTTTTCCATATTACTTATATAAATTTTTTCTTTTTCCTCAAATACTTTTATTTCAGATTTATATTCTATTTCTCTTCGTTCAAAATATATCATAACACTATCCTGTAGTCTTATTTTATTTTGAGATTCTTTAAGAATAAATTGAGTTTCTTTTAATTCTGATTGTAATGAGTCTTTTTGAATTAATTCAATAGCTATTTTTCGAGCTACAGAATATGGAATATAAATTTTATTTGTATCGGATTGTGAAAAAGTTTGAAAGTTCAGAAGGAGTATAAATCCCAATATCTTTAATTTTTTTACCATAATATATACGAGTTTTAATTAATTCTTTCCCTAATGAATCTATTCTATTATTGGATATATTAATACTATCTTTATATGTTTTAATTTGATTATCCAATATATTTTGTCTGTCTTTAATATTTTTTAATTTGGTGTTTAGACTATCAATTTCAGATTTATAAGAATCATATGAAATTGGAGTGTCTACCCTAGTTGATAGAGTAGACACTATTATTATAATCATTATTATCCCGATCCCAAAAAGGATTAATTGTTTTTTATTAAATGTTAAAACCTGATTTAGCATTAATTTTATTATTAAATATTTACTTCTCTACCTGCTGTTTTCTTTAAATCTTTTAACATTTCATTCGAGAATTTATATTCTTCTTTTGCTTTTTTCAAATAAGCATCAATCTTTGGTTTATCGTCTTTATATTTTTTAATAAATTTTAATCCTAAGTTGAACTTTTCGATTTTATCTTTTGGGAGTATTTTACCTAATTTTTTAGCTGTTTCATCTTTACCAATTGATGCTGCTGCTTCTTTATCTTCATCATCTATACCTTCAATTGATGATTTTTCTACTTTTACTTTTGGTTCAGCTTTTGCTTTTGCTTTAGGTTCTACTTTTACTTTTGTTGGGTCAGCTTTGCGACCACGTTGACCTACTTCTCTATTACCTCTAACTAATGCAATAAATTTATTTAATTGATTGTCATACATTGTATCACCCTCAAGTGCATCTTCTACTTCAGCATTAGCTTTAATAGCTTTCTTTAATGGTAAACCCTCAAGATCAGCATTAGAAGATAATACTTTTTTAATAGCTGCTTCTAATCTACCTGTAATTTTAGCCATTTCATCCAATTGATCTTCTTCAAGTGCAATTTCAGAAACCCCAGATCTCATAATATCCACTTTTTTCTTTTGGAGAGCCTTAATTTCTAAATCAATAGCCTTTAATTGAGCTGATTTTGCTGCTTTATCTTCAGCTTCTCCTTCTCTTAATACTGAAATAATTTCTTCCTGTATGATTTCAAGTAAATGTGTTTTTTTCATTTTTATTTATATTTAGTGATAAATATTATGGAAATAATACCTGTTTAATTTTTTTGATTCTTTCATCAGTTGTTCCTGATAATTCATGTAATGAAAATATTTTTTTGTTATATTCAACTAAATATCTTTTAATTTGTTTATCTATATCATTTCTATATTCCGAATCAGTAGTACGAACACCATTATCTTCTAATTCTATTCCTTCAGGAGATATATAAAAAATATGATCATATTCCTTAATCATATGTGATGCTATTTTATTATATTCATATACCATAAAATATGGGATTGATTTAGCTAAACTAGTAAATGCCATAACATCAATTACAGTGCGATCTGTTATAATATTTTCACACATCAATTCACTAGCACGTTCTGCTAAAAATACAATTTGACCCTTAATAGTAGAATCTGTATTTAAAGGAATACCTAAATCTCTTAAATATTTAGAACGCTCAGTTGAAAATGTATAATCTTTAAATTCTGGTAATTCTTTTAAAGCATTAACTAAAGTTGTTTTTCCAACGCTTTGACTTCCACAAATGCCTATTCTCATATGTTTTCTTTTAAAATTGTGTTAATAATATTAATATCTATATATTTTATTTCAATTAATTTTATATTATTGTTAATACAAAACTCTTTTTTTATTTTATCTCTATATTGTAATCCTTCTAACCCTCCAGATCTTTTTTCAAAATACCCAGTTTTCTTATAATGTTGTTCTCCTTGGTATTCTATTATTAGGTTGTATTCAGGAAGAAAGAAATCAAATGGTAATTTTTTATTAGTTTTAGGATTAAGACATTTATCAAATTTATATTCCCTTATATATTTTATATTATTCTTTATAAGATATTTTTCTACTTCATCTTCACCTTTAGATATATTACAAAAAGGACACCCAGCACCCTTACTATGAGATTGAGGTCTTTGTAAGAATTCTCCATGTTTATTACATATTATTATAGATTTATAATAAGTTCCTGCCCCTTCTCCAACTTTTATTAAGGAATAATCATATCTATCCCCATGTACTTTTTTAAACTTTTCTATCCATTGTTCCTTAGTAAATTTTCTAGCATTTCTCACATTATCCCCCATACACCGTATACAACCCTGACCAAATATATGGTTATTAGGTTGTTGTTCAAATATACCATGTTTAGGGCATATTATTTTTACCTTAGTTTGAGCTTTAATATAATTAACTAAAGAATAATCATAATAATTATTATGTTTCAAATTTGCCTTTTCTATAAACTTTCTATTAGTTACTTGTTTTGGTCCTCTTTTTTCCATAAATAATGTTGTTTTATCAACAATAAATATGTAAAACAGTAGGAAAAACTAATTTCCTATTTTCATTTATTTTCTTTTAAAATTTTATTAATATTTTATATAAAAATAGTTTATCCTCTAAAAACGCACATTGTTACCTGATTGTTTAAAATATGGTAAACCATCTCCTTCTTTTATAGCTGCTTTCCATTCTTGTTCTGTGAATTTTATACCATTGATATAATATTCTCTTCGCTTATTATCACCTTCAGGAATAAAAGCAGGTCCCTCTGTACTGTGCATTTTTCCATCTAGATAATA